ATATCAATATTGTTGTTTATAACAATATTACTAGAATAAATCTGTGTGTTTGTCCAGGTATATTGAGCAGCAGTGTTGACTGATCCTCCACCAGATACTGTAGACCAAACACCATTTCCATATAATACAGTAGTAGAATTTGCGGTACCAGAACCAAGTCTTGCTGTTGAAACTGTTCCTGTTGAAAGATTTGAAGCATTAGATGAATATGTTGTCGCATTAGAATATGCAGTAGCCGCATTTCCAGTTATCTGGCTTTGAATAGTTGTTAAGCTTAACCCACCAAGAGCACCAGAATTAGTTGCGTATGTAGCATTAGCTGCTAAAATAGTTCCATTGGTTACGCCATTTGCGATGTAATTAACAGAATTTGTATATGCTGTAGCCGAATTTCCTGTAATCCAAGATTGAATGTTTGATAATGTTCCAGAACTATTTGCTAAGTAATTTGCTGAATTAACTGTATAGGATGGATCAATATATAATCCAGTGGCATTTGCAATTATTCCAGTATTAGAATTAACATAGAAATATGTAGAATTTGATGTCAATCCATTGCCAATGCCTAATCCAAGAGCTGCGGTATTTAGTACTGCAGAATATGATGTAGCATTTAAGTGATAAAATTCACTTGCACCATATCCACCTTGTAGGCCAGATAACTGATTGTGTACTGCTGAGCTAAGAGAAGAAACAGCAGATGATGTTGAAACGGCAATTTTTCTTACTGCTTGTAGAGCAACTCTACCTTCTTGACTACTAGAAGATTTTGCTTGCCAAGTTAATTGGTATGCAAAAACCAATTCAACGCCAGTAACGACTGACCAATCCCATGAAGTAATATCTTCTGCTTGTGCATCAGCAAGAGTATTATATGATCCTCTACCGGTAACAATTGTATAAGATCCATATGTAGTCATTAATACATATGAATTATAGTAATGGTTATTTGTTCCTGAAGTCAATACACCATTATTATCCCAATAAATATATCCACCACCAGTTTGGTAAACGAATGGCATATCACTTTGACCCCAGGTCCAAACATCTGGATTCACCGCCGTTCTATAAAAAGTCGTGTAGTTATTAACAACACCGACAGTATTTGCTGTTATAGCAGTAATACTTTTAATAAGATCTTCTTGTTCAATAACTGATGTTGATACAGTAACTAGGTTATTTGCGCTTGTTGTACCGCCTAAAGTATATCCCAATGCACCAAATGTTTGAATGCGGGGTCCAACAGTAGTATGCAAATTATAACGATGTCTAAGAGTCATTAATACTGTATGTCTTTCATCAGACATAAAATATTTTGGAGTATTACTGTTATTCCAGTTGATAAATGCAACAGAAGCTATTGAAGGATCTGTCCAATCCCAACTTGAAGATGATACAGAAAGATTTCCAGTAGAATTTATTGAAACAAAATAGCGGCCTGCAGTGGCTGGAGGAGAAGCACTAAGAGTTACAGTTCTATTTCCAGTGAAATAATACTTTTTACCACTTATATAGATATGCCATCCAGAACCGGTATCAGTAAGAGTAAATGTATTTGTTCCATCAAATGATATTGAAGTTTCTGCATTTCCATCAAGAAAACCATTCATTTGCTGATCTATAGCAACAGGAGGATTGTCTCTCCAGTATACTCCACCAGAACCATTAGATGTTAAAGCTTGGTCAGTATTACCATATACTCCATTAGCAGAAATGCCGCCTTGGAATATAGTATTACCCGCGAAATCAATTACTCCAGATAATGTATATGTGCCAGAAGTATTAACATACTTTGATGCAGTAACACCACCTAAGTTTAAAGCATTATTGGATGTAAGTGTTAGAACATTTGCAGAAAGACCAGCAGTTGTTTGATATAACGCAGCGGCATTGGCTACCGCATTAGAGTATGCTGTAGCGGCATTACCAGATACCCAAGATGAAATATTAGCAATAGTTCCAGATGAATTACCAAGATAGCCGGAAGCATTAGCTGTTAATGTCGCAACATTTGCAGAAAGTCCGGCCATTGTCTGATAAATGCCAGCAGCATTAGAAGCTGCATTAGCAATAGCATTAGAAAATGCTGTCGCAGCATTACCTGTAATCTGTCCTTGAACTGTTGTTAAGCTTAGTCCACCAAAGTTTGTAGAATTATTAGCAGTAATATTTGGTTGTGATACTGTCATCAGTGTTCCGTATACTTGGTTAGCGTATACGTTTGACCAATAATTAGCAGATCCACCTAAGTTGAATGTAGAATTTGTAGTTGGTGTTATAGAAATATTTGCTTGCCAAGATTTAGTAGAATCATTATAAAGAAGAGCCGCAGCATTTGTAGCAACTATACCAGATCCATCAGAGTTTAATGAACTGGTTGAATTTGCAGAAAGATAGATGGCTTTATCTGATGTAGAAATTACTGTAGTATTAACATATGTAGTCTGACCGGCAATTGTAAGATTGCCAGTAACTACTAAAGATCCTGTTATATTAACGTTTGATGAAGTATTAACTACTCCACTAAATGTTGCTCCAGATAATAGAGCATAACTTGCTAGATTTGATTGTAATTGCGCATTTGATACAACATTGGCTGCTGGAAGAGTTCCAATATAATTGGCAGAGTTTGCTGTTAATGTTAGAATATTTGCTGATAGACCAGCAGTTGTTTGATAAACAGCTGCAGCATTAGCAACAGCATTAGCATAAGCTGTTGCAGCATTACCTGTAACCCATGAAGCAATATTAGCTAAAGTACCAGAAGAGTTACTTAGATATGTTGCAGAATTTGCAGCTAATACCAAAACATTTGATGCAAGACCGCTATGCGTTTGGTAAATACCAGCAGCATTAGAAGCTGCATTAGCAATAGCATTAGAAAATGCTGTCGCAGCATTACCGGTAATTTGGCTTTGTAAAGTTGCTAACGAAAGTCCACCTAATGCACCAGAATTAGAAGAATATGTGGAATTTGCAGCAACGATAGCACCATTAGTTACACCATTAGCCGCATAATTAATTGCATTAGAATAAGCTATTACTGCAGCAGAATTGGCATATGATATTGCATTTGTATATGCGGTTGTTGAGTTTCCAGTAATCCATGAAGCAATATTAGCTAAAGTACCAGAAGAGTTACTTAGATATGTTGCAGAATTTGCAGCTAATATTAGAACATTTGATGCAAGACCACCATGAGTTTGATATAACGCAGCGGCATTTGCTACAGCATTAGCATACGATGTTGCAGCATTTCCAGTAATCCATGAAGAAATATTAGCCAAGGTTCCAGAAGAGTTGCTTAGATATGTCGTAGAATTGGCTGTAAGCATTAAAACATTTGCGGGCAATCCAGCATAAGTCTGGTAAATACTAGCTGCATTTGATGCAGCATTAGCAATAGCATTAGCAAAAGCTGTGGCAGCATTACCAGTAATTTGTGATTGTAATGTGGATAATGATATATTACTTAAATAATTTGCATTATTGGCAGTACCAGAATAATTAGTACTGTTAATAGAAGTACCATTAACAGTAATAGTACCACTAACACTTAAATTTGATAAATTTGAACCAATTTCAAAAGCAACAGTTCCATTTGAGGCAAATACTTTATTATCAGCAAGATTTACTGCAAACTCACCAGCATCAATAAATGCTGAGTTAGATGGATCAGTAGTATTAGCAAGCCTTCCAGATACGGAAGTTCTCTTGTGTTGAATCTTTGTATTTGCCATATGGCTCCCCTATTATTCAGTATATACTGAGGGTTTGGTGTGAATTTATATATTTATTTTAAAAAGTACCACAATCTAACTGAAGTTGGTCTAAATGGAAATTTTCGTCAGTTGAATTATAAATTAGAACACTATTATTTATAGGATTATCAAGAACAACGTCTGTCAAGGTTTTGATAGTTCCATGCAGTGCTGCTTGAGGAACCTGATTTTTTAAGACAATAGGGTTTGATTGCTGAGCAAATGAAACTTTGGCAAAATTTAAATTTTGTTTTACTACAGCATTTATGGCCATGTCTTATAACCCCATAGAATATGTAGTATTTGCTAATTGAGTTACTGTTGGAGTTACAGTAAGAATGCCTTCAATAACTCGGGTAATCGTACCAAAACTGTCTATGGTATCGATATCATAGACATACTTTCCTGGACTCATAGATGCCGTAGTATTAGCATCAAGCACCAAAGAAATGTTTCCTTGAGTTGGGTTTGTAATTGATAGATTTAATGTAACATATGAAGTTGAGGTATACCACTTACGGATTTGTCCATATGTAGTATATCCAGTAAGGTCTAAGATATTACCATCTGTATCTGATAGAGACAGATATGTTGTAAATGTAGAACCTTGATCAACAATGATATTTGCCTTAGCCGCCATATTTTACTCCTTTATATGGAGTATTTATGTTTTTTTCTCTTGACACCATTTTTTATAGCAGTATAATGTTAGTAACAAGATTATATTAATATACTGTTTGATAAGTCCATACGACTGTAGAACTTGTCAATGATGATCTACCATCACTTACAGTACAATTGACATGCCATTGAGATACTTCGTCAGTATTATCAAATAATATTTTGAGATCGAATGCTGATGTATTTGCACCAGTAGCAGATAGAACTGGATAACTACCATTAAACTGTGTATAATTCCAAGTATAGGTATACGAAGCAGGAGTACCACCAGTAACGGTAGCAGCAGAACTCAATTCTCCAACATTTGATAGGGTATCATTTTCTTGATCAGTACCAATATCAACTGAAGAAATGGCTATATAAGCACTAGTCCCATAAAATATATTAATATCTATTGCACCCGAAGATGGAACTGATCCATTAGTACCCGAAGTACCTGAAGGCACGAATGATCCCCCAGCATAATATTCAGATAATGAGATTGGATTTGATCCACCAAACTCACCTTGAATCTGAGATAATGATAATGCTCCAGAAGTAGGTAAAGTCATTAAGCTAACTTAGCCTTAATTTCTTCAACCTGATCTTTTAGTTCTTTAATGGCTTCTACCAGAAGACCGACAAGGTTGCCATATGCTAGAGACAAATATTCATCGCCTTCGATAACTGCTTCTGGAAGTACTTTTTGCACATCTTGAGCAATAAGGCCCGTTGATCGTTTATTTGAATCTGTATCATTACGATTAAAGGTATAACCAGTTAATTGATCTACTTTATCTAATGCATTTTCAATCTTTTGTAAATCTGTCTTCAATCTAGAATCTGAGAATGCTGTTACGTCACCAGTAGCTGTAATACTACTAGCTACCAATAATGGTCCACCGTTTAATCTAAAATTTGCTCCATCATACCACAAATATGTATTACCAGAATTATTACCAAGATATATTAAGCCTGTAGTTGGAGAACCCGAACGATAGCTTGTAATATCTCCGGTAAATGTTGCACCGCTTAATAATGCATATGGACTCAACGCTGATGAAGTAATATATCCAGATGGATTTGTTGCATTATATGGAGTATATCCAAGAACAGTTGGAATAGTAGCCCAACTACTATTTCCTACATGAATGGTAGTTGAGTTGGCTGTACCAGAACCAAGTCTTGCTGTAGGAACAGTTCCTGTTGAAATATTGGTGGCATTAGTATAATATGATGCTGGTTGGCTATTGAAATTTGTAGAATTATTTGCTGTAATATTTGGTTGAGATGTAGTTACTAAAGTGCCGTAAATTTGGTTAGCATAAACATTAGCCCAATAGTTGGATGGACCACCCAAATTTAAAGCATTATTTGCTAATGGTGTAATTGCAACATTTGACTGCCAAGATGTTGTTGCATTGTTAAATAGTAAAGATGATGCAGATGTTGCGACAATTCCTGAACCATCTGATATAGCTGCACTTATTGAATTTGCAGAAAGATAAATTGCTTTATCTGATGTGCTGATTACTGATGTGTTTACGTAGGTAGTAGATCCAGCTATTGTTAGATTTCCACTAACAACTAATGATCCAGAAACGGTTAAATTGGAATCAAATTGAGCAATACCAGTACTATGTAAATTTCCTGCTACATCTAGTGTATAAGCTGGAGAACTTGTTCCTACACCAACATTACCATTAGCTCCAAAATACCCTACTGTTCCTGTGCTATTGGCTGTAATTAGTACGGCATTGACGGTGAATGTATTTGTATATGTATATTGTGCAGTTGTATTAATTTGTGCAACAGGCAATTTTCCTGTTGAAATATTGGTAGCATTAGTATAATATGACGCTGGTTGACCATTTAGATTGGTAGAATTGTTTGCTGTTAATGTTGCTACGTTTGCAGACAATCCTGCAGTAGTTTGATAAATCGCAGCAGAATTGGCGACAGCATTTGCATAGGCACTAGCAGCATTACCGCTAATCCAAGATGCAACATTTGCTAATGTACCAGAAGAGTTTCCATGATAAGTAGCCATATTAGCTGAAAGTGTTAATACGTTAGCACTTAATCCTGCAGTAGTTTGATATAGTGCTGCAGCATTAGCAACAGCATTAGAATAAGCCGCAGAAGATTTTGTGTCAGCATAAGATGTTGCGTTAGAATAAGCCGCAGAAGATTTTGTGTCAGCATAAGATGTTGCGTTAGAATAAGCCGCAGAAGATTTTGTGTCAGCATAAGATGTTGCGTTAGAATAAGCAGTGGCTGAGTTTCCAGTAATTTGGCTTTGTATAGTTGATAAAGAAGATCCGCCAAGATTTAATGAGTTGTTGGATGTGCCAGAAAATGCTGTAGAGTTAATAGTTACATTAGCTGTACTATTTCCTAAACTGAATAAAGTGGCTGTAATTGTTGTATTTGTTGTGGTATTTCCCACAATACATTGCCCATTAGCAACAACACTTCTGGCTAGAAGATCGCTTCCTGTTAGAGTTAATGATCCATTAATTGTGCCAGAAGAGTTTGCCGATAACGGTGTGTAATTTAAACCGACTGTAGTATTACCCACAATATCAGATGAAGTTAATACTACAATTCCTGCTCTACCATTAAATGATGTAACTGCACTATTACTTCCAGCCGGTAAGGTTAGACCACCAGCACTAATGGTTGTAAAATTGGAAACGTTTGACGGATCTATTAGTGTAATAGATCCTCCAGTTGAAATGCTGATTCCTGTGGTGTTAATATTTACATTTCCGCCAACGTTAAGTTGGGCTGTTGCATTAATTGTTGCTGGTAATCTTGCTGTAGGAATTGTTCCATTTGTTATATTGCTTGCATTTGCTGCAATAGCTATCGCATTAGAATATGCTGTTGCTGCTGCACTAGCAGCATTACCGGTAATCCAAGATGCAACATTTGCTAATGTACCAGAAGAATTTCCATGATATGTTGTTGAGTTTGAGGCTAATGTTAATACGTTGGCGGCTAATCCTGCAGTAGTTTGGTAAATGGCAGCAGCATTGGCGACAGCATTAGAATAAGCTTGACCAGCCATAAATGCAGCATTAGTAACAGCATTAGAGTATGCACTAGCAGCATTACCTGTAATATATCCAGCCCAGGTCGAAGAAGATAATCCAGCAAAGTTTGTTGTATTATTGGCTGTGCCAGAGAATGATGTAGCATTTACAATAGTATTAATTGTGGCATTACCTACAAATATTGTAGATGGAGTTAAACCAACATTAGCGCCGACACTCACAGAAGCATTAGCAACTACAGCATTAGTAGTAACTGAAGTTGAATTGATAATTGTATTTGTTGTGGAATTGCCTACGAATACTGTAGTTGTAGTTAAACCAACATTTGATCCTACTGTTAATGCTGAATTTGCAATAAACGAATTTGATGAAAATGCCGTAGAATTAATAAATGAGTTGGTTGTAGAATTGCCTACGAATACTGTAGTTGTAGTTAAACCAACATTTGATCCTACTGTTAAAGTAGAAATTATTGATGCTGTATTTGCAAATACTGAGGTTGTATTTAAATTGGAGGAAGAAATCGTCGTATTGATTGAAGAATTTCCGATAGAAATACCCAAGGCATTTGACATTGCTACATTTGACGAAATGGTTAAGGTCGCTGGAGTTGATCCATTACCACCTCGTATATCATTTAATACAGTGAAGGTATTAGCACTAAAAATACCATTTACATAAGCATTGCCTGTAGTAATAGCCCCATTTGTTGTAGTATCTGTTGTTACTACAATAGTTGACATATCATATGCTATAATATTTGTTTTTGTGATCCAACCAGCAAAAGTGTCAAATTGTGGTTGAATATTAGCTGTATTTATTGCCATTAACTTTTACTTTCCTAAGAACCTTTAGTATTTATGATACTTTCTAAAATCTTTTCTAACTTGGAAAATTTAATTTTTAATTCATCAAGTTCATCTGAAGCCTTAAACGCATGTACCATTTTATCTCGGTGTGCTTTATATGCTTCATATTCTTCATTATTAATATTTAAAATTGCTCCAGTAGTAAGGTCTTTGACTAAATCTTGTTTATCAGTTTTTGCATATTTCATTATACAGACATCGCAATGACTCTAATATCCATTACACGAGGGACCTGATATGATGAATTTGAGGTCAATACAGTTTTGATAGCAAATGTTCTGTAACTATCATATGGACTTCCGCCCGAGCCATAATATCTTACGATACCTGTGCTTGGATTGTGGAAAGCAGTTTTTGGTTGGGTAACAAATTCGTATGTGGCAACAGAACTATTAGATAATCCAATATTATCGATTGTTAATGCTGTACTATTTGTTACTGAAGTTACGCTTCCAATTTGGAATGATGTTTTTGTAGAATCTGACCAAATTTTAATAATACTATTTACTGGGGCGTCGGTAACAAAATTAGTGCCTACTCCAGTTATATAATTATTAGTTGTATTGGTTGTTAAAACCCCACTTAATAGATATGATGGTGGAGATGCTTTAAATGTATAACTATATTCAATATAATCATAAATGTTGGTTGGGTCTGAAAATGCTGTTGCTGTTGTATTTGCCTTGTCCAATTCCGACCAATCTTTAGAATCGAATGTATTTGTATCCAATGAACTTTGAATCTTTGCATAAATTTTAATATCAGAGCCAACTGGTCTATATGCATTAATATATACAACAATATCTTCTGCATCTTGGCCTTCAGCCAAAGTAATAGTTTGTGTAATTGCTTTTGACCAAGATTCTCCGCTTTTTGTATTTTCTTTGTTTGTAGATTTGTTGATCTTGTTCTTATAGGCAATTAAAGATGTAGATTGCAAATCAACTATAGGTGAAATAGTTGATGAATTTGAAGAAAGATTTAAATTTACATTTAAAGATTTATTTCCACTATTATTCAAAATTTCATTTGTTTTTGATGCAACAATTTGTTCATTTCCTAGAACAATATTAGTAGACCCCAAATCATATGATGTTGCTTGAATAGAGGTATAATTTGAAGTTACACCAGAAACAGCCATTACAATTTCTGAACCGTGAACAGAAGATGTATAAATTTGTGGTTGGAATCTATTAATAACTTTATCTTTTACAGCCACAATTTTAGTATTGGCATTACTTTGAGCACCAATTATAATAGAATTTGCAATGAAACAAAAATTAGAATTTGATGCCGTAGAATTGATTAAGAATAGTTCTGATTTATTTGCATCAAACAATTCAACTTTTCCGCATGGAGCCAGTTGATAACTTGCTGATGCGCTTGCAAAATCAGGAATATTTGCTGATGTAAATTGTGTGTTATTAGCAACACTTTGTACTAGTAGAACATCGGATACGCTTCCATTAGTTACTGCGATATATTGACCAGAAGTCAAAGTTGTTTGGAATGATGTTCCAGTTCCAGTAACAATTTGACTTGTAGTATTGATAGAAATTGTGCCAGTGGAATTTGCGGTTTGCTGATATGCCCATTCTCCTTGTGTAAAAAATGCAGAAGTATTTGTTACAGATAAGAATTCATAATCAGCATTTACAAAAGTTGCATTTCCTGATGCTTGAAATTGTGCAGAATAGACATCAAATTTCAAGTATTCATTTTGAATTGGTGTCCATGTAGAACCTGTAGATGATGTAAATAATACGCCTTGTCCCCAATTTCTGACAACTGAATTGTTTGTTGCAACATCAGTCCCACCCACAACTGCAGTCCATACTGCATAATTTGCAGATGCGCCATCTGGAATAATTGATAAAGCATATTCATAACCAGAGCGAAGAAATACTGGACTTGAAAATACAATTTGTGTTGCTAGTAATGCATTTGGATCAATATTAACTTGTGCTGCTGTTAAATGTGTTTTAGAAAATGGAACAATTTTTGTTGTTGGTGTGCCATTTTCCATAGTTCTAATATCAAAGGATACTCCAAGATTGAGGTCTTTAGCTTGGAAATATACATTAATATAACTTAGGTATACCCCATCTTGACCATTTGCCATATCGGTTCCAATATAAAAGGATTGACATAATGGGTCAAATCTAGTAGTATCAACCGTAGCGGAAGTTCCGCTACCACGATTTGACGTTACTGATACTGGAGCATCTGCGGGACGTGGTGATACAATTGATTGATCAGATGTTACCAACGGATAATTAAATGCATGAAAAAATGTAGTTGCATTTGTGGTAGAAGAAGAAGATAAAGATGAGATGCTAGGTGCATCTGAAATTACTATTTGTCTATCTCCTGTGAAAAATTTTCCTGGTGGGATATAAAATATGCCAGCAACAGAGCCGATAGAATTAGTAATTAATGTAGATCCTACAGTTCCAGTAGGATTGAATGAATCAATTGTTGGGTTCGATGTAGTAGGATCAAACCCAGCAGGACGAACAAATGCATCTACATTTTTATTATCAAAATAAACATGTACCACACTATTAGGTTTTAGTCCATTAGCATATATACCAATAGCCTGTTCTCTAATAAATGCTAGAGTTCTACTATCAGTAACAAAGTTACCAACTCCAGTAAAGGTTGAGATCATGTCTGTCATATATTTTCTTTCTTATTAATTAATTAAATTAAGCCCATAGCTGCATAATATGCATAATCTGGTCCATATTGTTCGCTTAGTGCTGTATTATATAGATATTGTACTGTATCTGCTTGTGATAATGCTGGAAGTGCTATATTATCGGAATAGAATGCAGACATTGGAATTGTTCCACTATAAAGATTTGAACTATCATTCCAAGATAAACTCATATGACCTAAAGCAATTGCATTAAAGTAATATATTGTAATTGGATAGAATGTTCCAGCAGTTGCAGAAAAATTGCTTGGACCGATTGGGTCAGAATGGCCATTAGGTGGAGTCAATCCATTTCCTAGATTCCAACCATTGCCACCAAACATTTGTTGACCATTAATATACACTTCCATTCCATCATCGCTATAACCACTAATCGCATATGTATCGGTTGTTGGAAATACAATCCAACCAGTATATACACAACTATGTGGAATTGATACGGCTGTGTTATATAGAGAATTAAAATATGATGCTGTATCTGCTGTATTAAAAAATGGAGTACTGGTATATACTGAACCTAAGAAATATCCAGAATATGGAGTATAATATGTATCTGATCCAGGCGCTAATGGGGTTGATGATTCATATCCAGTATAAAAATCAAGTTTTAAACGCCCTTGAATTTGGTTTGGTTGTGGTTGTGGTACTGGAGTTGGTGCTGCTGGTGGGGTTACTACTCCAGTAGAACTTTCTACAACTTGTACTACTTGGGTTGTAGTATTTGGTACATAATTGACAATTGGTGTTGGGGGGATTTGAACACGAGTATCAATAAAGCTGTCATATGATGGGAAACAATATGCAACACCTTGCCAATTCCAAACACTTTCTGCAACATTTCTTTGTTGTGTTGCTGAAGATTGTGAGAATAATAGATTATTTGAATAGGCTAAAGATAAGGTACTATTTGTTTGTACTATTGTATTAGAAGAAGTTTGTGATACAAATTTTAATTTAATATTGCGTTGGTCAAATCTTGGAATAATGGCAGATTCTACTGGATCTAAAGCAATACTAAATTCTGGGTCAGTAGTATTTAATAGTGTAAAATCGTTGTACTGATCAACAAAAATACCATTCTTAAATCTGTTTATGAAAGTATTTGCACCAGATTTGATGGCAAGTGCGGTTGTTTGTGATTCAAGAAGACTCAATGCTGCATAATATTCTAGATTTGCTACGCGAGAATCAATCTTTCCAATATCTTTCATTGTGTAACGACGATTTTGTGATGTCGTTGCCTTTACTTGGTGGTCAGTTCTTCCAGTATTTAGCGCATCTAAAACAGAGAGAGATGGATATGCAGGAACCACAATTGTCCCTAAAGCCATAGATGTAATTGATCCGTTTGAATTATTTATTGGATTTTCTGAGGAAATTCCTTCTTGAACCAAGAAACTTCCTAGAGAGTTTATAATTAATTTATCAATACGACCAAGATAATATTGAGAGTCATATTTGAATAATTGATTTGGTGTTGCGATATAAAGTTCTGATCCAGAAAATGTTTGAGTATTTTGTGGATTGATTGATGCTGTTGCAACAGTAGTCGCATATACTGCAGTATTTTTTACTACAGGCCTAAAATCGATAGCATCACGTAGATCTAATATTTGACCAGTAGTTGATGTATATCTTGGAATTTGAATTGTTTGAATAGCTGATGTATTAGCTGTGTTTGCATCATCAATTGGGTATGAATCTACTGAAAAATATCCATGACCAGTGCCTGTAGTTGAAGTGAATGCATTAAATACGACTGAAATTTTGTCGCCCGATTTTACAAATCCTCCAGAACCTGGACGTAGATTGATAGTCGATAGATCGTATACAGCATCCCTTTGTCCACTATCCAGACTAAATAAAGTTGTAGAATCTGTTACACCAGAAACTAATGTATTTGCAAAGGTAATACCTTTATATACTGCATTAATCTTATATGCATCGGGAACACCTAGAACCCAAGGCCCAGTTGTATTTGATACGTTGACAGCAGTATACGTGTACGCATTTGTTGTTGCAGCAATTGCAGCATTTGATGTAGACAATGTTAATGAAGTATTTGAAATAACGCTATTGACAGTTCCAACACTAGAACCATTTGCCAACTTTAAAGTATAACCTGGGTATACATCTCTTTGGAAGAATGTGTTAGTTCCAGTTACTGTATTGCTTGTCAAATTACATGAAAGTGTTCCTGAACCTGGATTATTATATGCAGTATCAAATAGAACAACAATATTATTATTTACTTTCTTACTGATTTCTGGCGCAGAACTAACTCGAACATCATAGTGTACGATTGTTCCTGTTAATGCTGAAGACAGAGTTTCTTGTGCGCCATTGGCAGATACAAGAGTAATTGTCATACTATTAGATGATGCAATATTTACTTTAGTTGGTCTTGAAGCAATTGGGATTGGAACGTAAGCAGGATAATACTTGTTGTGTGTATTTGAAGTTGGTTGCGCACCAGTAAATGGTGCATTAACATTTAAAAGAGTATTATTAGAAATAGAAACGACTTGTCTTGGTTGACCATTAACATTAATATAATCACCAATGGCATATGTAGTTGTGAAAAGTGTGCTTGAACCAACAACTTGAGTATTCCCTGCAGTATTTGATGCGGTAACTGTGCCCGAAATTCCTGTATTCACTACATTCGCAGAAGTAGTTGGGATTACTAAAATATTTTGTTTTACTATACTATCTAAAGATCCAGAACCATAAGCAAATTGCTCAGAGCCACTTTTGTTTATAGACCCCATAACACCAGTATTGGCAATAGTTACTCCGGTAGAAATAGTTCTGTAAATATATTGGTTGTTATTAATCGAATTGTTTCTAAGTGTTTTGAGTGCTATTTTAGTTGTGTCGAATACTAAACTGCTAAAATTTGTTTCATTTAATGTTGCTAATCCACCAACCAAAACGGTGTCCGCAGCACCAGATGTGGCTCCACTATAATAAATTGATTTTACACTTGCAAAATTCTGTCCAGAATTCATAGTAATATCGCCTAGATATAATGCATATTGTGCATTATATGTTCCAGCAATACCAGATATTAATTCTACAGCCAATAGTTTAGCCTGTCCAATTTCAGACCCAGCAGATATTGGTGTAAATGTATTATTTGTTAATGCTTGTAATGCAGTATCACGAAGAGATATTGTAGCACCAATATTTGATGCAAAATTACCAACAAATTCTTGAACTAAAACATAATTTCCATAAGATACTGACAAAGTTTGATTAGATACCGTTCTGGTATCATTTCCTTGGCGAACTGGAATTCTTAGATTGTTGAGTAATTCTACGCGATAACCATCTACATATGCTAGTCCAGAACTGGTTACTAGATTTAGACTTGTTGTGTTTCCAACAATAGATTCTGTAGACAATGAGAACGGATTTACCACATAATTTCCAGATTCTTCATATGTTCTACGGGCTAGTTCGCGTCCAAGAGAAGAGTATTCGGTTTGTTGAGATGAACGAACAATACTTCCATTTTGCCATTCTACTAGAGAGAAAAAGTTGTTTGATGGAAGAGCATCTGTATTTGCAACAACAAGAGTTGGAATTAATTGTAGGCGTTCTGCGCCAGGAGCATTTTGGTTTGTAAATCCAGCCGCATTATCATATAATGAATTATCCTGCAACTCATTAATAATATTCTCTTGGATATCAAATCCAACTACTACATTATTTGGTGCATTTGAATATTTAGATACGACTACTGATGTGGAGTTTGCGACATCAATAAAGAATCCTTTTTGGAAAACAATACCATCAGTTACTCTAAAGGAATAGCCAGTTCCTACAGCAGGACTAGAACTATTTCCCGAAATAGAATTATTGACGATTGTTACTGAATATGCTGTAACAATACTTGCTGTATCATTAGGGTTTGTATTTGTATAAAAATTTAAGGTATCTGTTGGTGAAAATTGAGATTGCCCATTACCCGAATTGATATACTTAATAAAGATTGTATTTAAGTCTGGTGCTTGTGATTGTAACCCTTGAACGGAATTTACTACAATAGCTTGTAGATTTGATGCTGGGCATACTACACGAGTATTAACATATTGATCTGGATTTGTTGGTTCTCCATCAATACGTGTGTCAGAAATCTTTGCATAATAGTATTGGTTATCATAAAGGAAGTTGCATCCCTTAATAATCGTACCTTCAACAAAAATACTATCACCAAAACGCTCAACCTGATTTTGTAAAATTGTTTGTAGTTGTGTTAGTTCACGCGCTTGTATAGCTACAGAAGGTCTGAACAAAATTCTATGATAATTGTTATTTTGCGCACCATTTGCGGCATAAAAATCATCAAAGAATGGTGAAACATTTAAATTAGTATCCAGAGGCATGGCGGTCCTTTATAATATCAACTATAATTTATTTATTAAAAAAATTGAATTACCAATTTAATTGTTTCGGTTTGGTTGTTTGATCTAGTAATAGGAACAATATTTTCAGCATATATTATTTCACCAGTATATGGTACCAAATCTGGTGCTTTCAATCCTGTAACAGTGGATATAATACTTGCATCCGATGACTGAAGTTGGTCATTTGGTCCAACATAAAAAGTTCCTTTTACACCGATCAAATAGAAATCATATTCTGTAAATGTAACAGAAGTATTCGTTAAGTTTGCTGTAGCATTACTGGTCAATGTGATGGTTGTATCATTAGATACACTTAACACTGTTCCAATTAAAAATGAATTTGCAGTAACTTTAAGTTTGCTTCCAGTTGCAATAGAAGTAAAGTTTGTATTTGTTCCAGTAACTAAATTACTTACTGTATTACATGTTACATAACCAGTAGTTGGTCTGATATCTTGTAAGTATCCAAAAGCTCCACCATTTCCAGGAAGACCTTGTTGTACATATTGATTTAAAGAAAACTGGTTTACTGTTGTATATTGCCCAGTTAACTTCAATGTCTGGTTGAATGCCGTTGTTGGTTGAGATACTAATGTGACATTTGCTGTAGCAGAAGTTAAAGCTCCTAAAATTGTATTATTAGATATAAATTGGCCCTTTACATTAGTCAATTGCATAACAGTACCATTACTTGTGATAAATGTTCCGGTAGCAGAATGTTGTACATTTGATAACATTGTAGTTGTAATATATTCTGATATTGATACAACGTCTGTATTAGATAATGTTGTATTATAAAATTGAATTGCTGTAGAATTTGATGTATAGTTTTGAGCCGTAGTATTTGAAGGAACTACTGTATGACTTAAAATACTTTTTCCATTAATTTGTACTGAAACTGTAGTTGTACTATTTGCGGCAAATAAATTGTTTGCTGAATCTAAACCAAATACTGCAGTTGTAAATCCTGAATTAGTTGAATATATTGTATTATTTTGTAGATTATTTGCTAAAGCTAAAATAGACCCTGTAGGAACAAAATTTCCAACATCTTGCCTTATGATTGCAGTATTAGCATTTACAAAAATAACAGTTCCATTTGCAGCAGGCGTTACTTGATAAATTTGTGTATTTACTGCAAAGGCCACAGAATTTTCATTTGTTTTAATAGTAATGTAATTTCCTATATTATAGGTAAATTGTTTTAGAAGGCTTGTGTAAGTGTCCATAGAAGTATTTACGGAACCAATATATTCAATTACATTTTCGCCAGGACTAAATGCTCCATTTGCAGTATTATAAGTCAATTGAACATTTGCAAATAAAGGAGCCTTTAAAACACCAACTGTAGAATATTCATTATTAGTAGAAATTGTACCATTCTCATTATTGGAAAAGGTAACACTGATACCAACTTTATTCGCATTTAATTCTGAATATACATTTGCCCCATGTCCACCTCTGGGTGAAATAATCGCTCTAGCAACTGCACTATTTGCAACAAGACTTCCTGTATTACCAATTACATTTACATTTGCGTAGGTATATCCAGAACCTCTATCTATAATTTTAATATTAGAAATAGATTGGCTTTGAGTATTAACCACAGAAATTGCTTTAGCGCCAGTTCCATCCCCAAGAATAACTACATTTGGTGCAATTGTATAATTTGAAGTAAAATCTGGTAAAGGATTAAATGCATTTTGTGTTGTTACTAGATATTGGTCTGGAGTTACTTGGTAGTTAATGATTGGCTGAATTTGACCAGCACCAGTTCCAGAATTAATATAAAGTGCAGAACCAGTATAGAATCCAACATTACCAGATGACCCGTTAGCTAGAGCTAATACTTGCGTATTACCACCAACAGAAACTGAATTAAAATATCCTGTTGCATAAGAAACATAATTATTACCACCAATATCTATAGTAATCGAGTCTAATGCGCCATTGACAGCAAATTGAGTAACAATACTATTAGCGACGATTGGAATGTAAGATGCTGTAGTAAAATTATTATATGTTGTACCATCTACAGTATACATATACTTCCAAGTATAGCCATCTGTAGGATTTGTATATAAATCATCAACAGCAGAAGTTTCTACAAGTAATGGTTTATGTGTAGAAGGAGAACCGCCAGCATTATCAATGCATTTAAAAATATTATAATTTGTACCATCAAAT